CAGCAATGCAAACACCAGATCCACAAAGACAGATGTTTGAACAACAATTACAACTCGAAAAAGAACAGTTGATGCAAAAAGAAGGCGATGATCAAAGAGATGCACAACTATCCGCAATGAAAGCTGAATTAGACGCACAAATTAAACGTGAGAAAATTGAAGCTGATTTACGCGTACAAGACACTAAAGCTGCGATAGAATTGCAGGAATTAGAACAAAGAGCTAAAGTCGATGCAGAAAAGAACTACACCGAATTAGTTAAAACAGTTCGAGAAACTCGAAAACAAAACGGAGAAAAATAATGAGAGATTATTACGATAGCGATAAATACCCTTCACCATCACCAAAGAAAACAAAGGCGTCTCCTAGTTTTCCTAGTGTAGAGGATACAACAAAAACACAATCTGTTCAAGCAGGTGAATGCTTAGACAAACCTGAAGAAGCTAAAGTAAAAGCGGCTTATGGACAGACAAAAGGACTTCTTTGGTATCGTTCTATTAAATAATTAATGGATTATATCTTAGCGACGGAGCATTTGCTCCGTAAATATCGTGAGAGGAAAGAAGCTCTCACGCAAACATTGGCTGCTGGAAGTATTGAGAATTTTGAACAATACCAAAGGATAGTCGGTGAAATATCAGGTTTGAGTTTCTGTGAACAAGAAATTCAAACTTTACATTCTAATATGGAGGATGCAAATGACTAATAAAGTCGAAACAACAAACGTTCCAGATAGAGTCGATAATTTTGGTAGTAATAGTTTTAAAGCTGAAGAAGCTCAAGAACCAACAATTACTCCTGAAAATATTGCCTCTCATGCAAGTTCGTTACCACGTCCTACGGGGTATCGAATTTTAATATTACCTTTTACACAATCTTCAGTAACAAAAGGTGGAATTCATTTAGCAAAACAAACAGTTGATAAGGAAAGGTTAGCAACTGTTGTTGGTTATGTAGTAGCTACAGGACCCGATGCTTATAGTGACCCACATAAGTTTCCTGAAGGAGCTTGGTGTAAAGAAGGTGATTGGGTTATTTTCGGTAGATATGCTGGAGCTCGTTTTCAAATAGAAGGTGGCGATATGCGTCTTTTAAATGATGATGAGATTTTAGCTTGTATCGATGACCCAGAAGCGATTTTATCATAACAAACTTGAGGAGGACTCATGCAAAATAACGAAGCCGAAAAAATAGAATTAGAATTACCCGAAGGGGAAGTAGATATACACGCAGCAGACGTAGACGATTCGATTAAACACGAAGTAGTCGAAGAAACTGTTGTAGAAGAAGTAAAAGATGAATTAGATGCGATTTCTGATTCAGTACAAAAGCGTATAGATAAGTTAACGTATAAGATGCGAGAAGCCGAAAGACAGCGAGATGAAGCTGTAAATTATGCTCAAAGTATTAATCAAACAGCGTCAAGTTTAAAAGAAAAATTAAAAAACTCTGATACTTCGCTTTTCAAAGAGTACGATAACAGGGTACAATCTGAAATTGAAGGAGCAAAGAGACTTTTAAAAGATGCACAAGACGCAGGAGATAGTGAAGCAGTTGTGGAAGCAACTACAGTTCTTTCTCGTGCTACCGCTGAAGCAGAAAATCTTAAAAGACTACAAGCTCAACAACAGGTTAGAGAAAAGGCACAACCACAGCAAGTTCCTGTGGAACCTTATCAACCGACTTTACAGCCAGAACAGGCTCAAGGACCAGATCCTAAAGCTGAAGCATGGGCTGAAAAGAACACATGGTTTGGAGATGACCAAGCAATGACATTTGCAGCATTTGGAATACATAAAGAATTAGTAGAAGAAGGAGTAGACCCAACTTCAGATAATTACTACGTTCAAGTTGACAATCGAATGGCTGAAAATTTCCCACACAAGTTTTCTAACGAGCAATCTGCCCCCGTGCAACAGGTTGCTGCTTCTAGCCGAGGGGCTAGTGGTAAAAAAACATCACGCAAAATAAGGTTATCGCCTAGTCAAGTAGCAATAGCTAAAAGACTAAACGTGCCGCTAGAAGAATATGCTAGACATATCGAAGGAGTATAAAATGACAGAAGAAAATAAAACAGACGTCACCACTGATCGTAACTCACGATCTGCAGAGACACGAGCCTCTCAAACTCGCAGAAAGCCTTGGGCTCCCCCGTCTATGTTAGACGCACCCGAAGCTCCTCCTGGATATCAATTTAGGTGGATTCGTGAAGCTACTCGAGGAATCGATGATAAATCTAATATGTCTAAACGTATTAGAGAGGGATATGAACCTGTGAGAGCAGAAGACTATCCTGAATTCGAAGCCCCAACTATTGATAGTGGTAGCAACACAGGAGTAATTGGAGTCGGAGGATTAATACTTGCTAAAGTTCCAGTTGAAACTGCAGCAGAGCGTAATGCTTATTTTAAAGATCAAGCAGATACCGCGATGCAAGGTGTAGATCAAAACTTTATGCGAGAAAGTGACCCAAGAATGCCTATTAAGGATAGTGATATCCAAAGGACTTCTAAAGTCGCCTTCGGTAGTAAACCTACCGATGCAAAGTAATTAATAATAACAATGTATATAGACAAAGGAGAAAACAATGGCTAATACAAATAAACCAGATGGTTTTACTCCCGCATACCATATGTACGGTGGTGTTATTCGTCCTGCTAAAATGAGAATCGCAAGTGCAACTAACGCATCAATCTTTTCAGGTGATGTTGTTAATCTATCTAGCGGTTATGTCATTCAAGGCACAGCGACTGGCACACCCGTAGGTGTATTTTACGGAGTATTCTTCACAGCTACTGACGGCACCCCAACTTTCTCGAAAGTTTGGACTGCTGACACAGCTACCCTAGGCGGAGCAGATGCAGAAGCTCTCGTTTATAACGATCCTGCGATCGTTTACGAGGCTCAATTTACAGCTGGAACACCAGCAGTAAGTTTTATCGGCTCTAAATATACTCTTTCTACGACTGCAGGTTCCACAGTGAACGGTAGATCAAAGGAAGGGGTCACAGCAACTACTTCAAGTGGTGTAGCGTTAATGATACAATTCGCTTCGCAACCGAGCAACGAAATCGGTGCTCATGCGAGAGGATTGTTTACATTCCCGACTAACACGTTTGCGGTTTAATCAAGGAGATAAATAATGGCGATTAACAGAGCACAGCTAGTCAAAGAACTAGTACCTGGACTCCATGCTCTCTTTGGATTAGAGTATGAGAGATATAATAACGAGCACGAAGACATCTTCGATACTGAGAACTCCGAAAGGGCTTTTGAGGAAGAAGTAATGTTAAGTGGGTTTGGTGAAGCACCGACTAAAGGAGAAGGAGCCGCAGTCATTTATGACACAGCTCAAGAATCTTTTACTTCTCGTTATACACACGAGACTGTAGCATTAGCATTTGCATTGACAGAAGAAGCAATCGAAGATAACCTCTACGATACACTTTCTTCAAGATATACAAGAGCTTTAGCAAGGTCTATGCAACAAACTAAACAAGTGAAAGCTGCTAACGTGTTAAACAACGCGTTTAGTTCTTCATTTGTTGGTGGTGATGGAAAAGAGCTTTGTGCTACAGACCATCCGACTGTTGCAAACGTTGATTTAAGTAATGAGCTGTCTACAGCTGCTGACCTTAATGAAACTTCTTTAGAGCAATCATTGATTGATATCGCTGGGTTTAGAGATGAAAGAAACCTTAAAGTGAATGCACAAGCAAGGAAATTAATTATTCCACCTGCTTTGCAATTCGTAGCGGATAGATTGATGGAAACTCCAGGAAGAGTTGGTACTTCAGATAATGATATTAATGCAATTAGAAATATGGGAATGGTCTCAGAAGGCTACGTTGTAAATCATTATCTAACAGATACTGACGCGTTCTTTATCAAAACTGATGTTCCTAACGGATTGAAACACTTCGTTAGAACTCCTGTATCTACTAGTATGGAAGGCGACTTCGAAACTGGTAACGTAAGATACAAAGCGAGAGAACGTTATAGTTTTGGTTTTAGTGATTGGAGAGGTATCTTCGGTTCACCAGGAGCCTAATTCATTTAATTGAATAATTAAAGGGGTCTTCGGACCCCTTTTCTTTTTGTAGGCATTCATATACAATCAAAAGACTAGGATTATTAACTTGTTCTATCGACTGACCTAGCAGACAAGCCGAGACAATAGAACTTATTTCCGTAGGAGGAAATTATGGCAAA